TCTCTCTTGAAATTGACTGGAGTGACAAACACTTCGATTTTCTTTTCATCGTCCCATGATTTACAATAGTCATTATCTTTATCACACAAAGTAATGATATCTTCCTTGGTAATCTCTCGACTACTTGTAATAACCTCACCAAGCCAAAACTGAGAGAATTCTTTCATCTCTTCCATAGTGACTGTATCTTCAGCCCACTGTTCAGCAGTGCAAGGAAATTCTTTTTCATTGTGGTCATCTGGCACTTCGATAACATAACGCTGACGAAATTGAGAGATTGTCTCAACCAATACATACTTACTCATCAATCATCTCCTTAGTTAGTTCTAGTGATTTCTTCAATGCTTTTTCAGCAACACGCAACCCATATTCCATCTCATTATTCTTCTGACCAAGCAAACGATTCTTTCTCAATGAATCTTGATAATTGTCGTAAACTTCAATCATATCTTGTTTCATTTTATCGAGATAGACATCAACATCAATTACTGTTGCCCATGAACCATCTTCTAGTTGAGTGTAACCATTTTTGATACGCAGTTCATCAGTCCAGCGGTCGCCCATACAATAAGATGGCGCAGGAATATGAACAGTACACCAACTTATAACTTTACGAAGTTGTTCAACTCTCTCTTCGATAGAATCTTTACCATAAAACATTATTCATCTCCGTCATCAGCAGGTTGCTCTTCACGACCTTCCATTGCTGCATGGATGTCGCACAGGACTTTATGCCAACCATCAGTGTATCGTTTTCCTGGAGCACCACAATCTTCGCAGGTATGATAACTCATAGATTCTGCGAAACTGATATAGTGCCAATGTTCTTCAGTCGCACCATTAACATAGAATCGAAGTCCACCAAACTTCTCTTTGACTTGAGAAGCAACTGGAACCTTTGCAGCTTCTTCTTCCATCTTTGCTTTGCGCAGATCGATCTCACCCTGTGTGATAATATCACCAGAGCCACCATACATTTTCTCGCCAGCACGTCCTTCGATAAACTCATAGCGACTCTTTGCTGCATAGTAGTCACTACATAATTTACCGCAAAGAACATCAAGGATATTATACCAGCCATCGCCAGTACAAATACCCCAGCACATTGCAGTCTCAGTCATGGGTGCATTACGATCCCTAAAGATTAGGGGATATTTTGCACACAGTGCTTCATCAAGTTCTTTTCGCATAATTAACTCCAAGTCCTGTGATTCTCAGCTACATGTTCAAGTCCGTCATATTCATGGATGTGCCACTCAACATCATCTGGAATATCAACGATGGCAATTTCTGCTGCCCAACCATTGGCTGATTCACCCATCTCTTCAATCACTGCAATCAAATCTGGATCAGAACGATCCGAAAAGATATCGTGTTCAGATAGATATCCATCATCTTGTCCAACCATACCTGCTTTGTAGTAATCATATTCATCATTACGAAATTTGAATTTCGCATCTACTTTCTCGTACGCAATATTTTTGCGCTCAAGAATTTTTTCGAAGGCAGTGTTTGAAATACCAAAACCACCAAAACAACGATTAATTGCTACTTTCATTTTATATCCTTTGATGAATCTGCTTCATCTTTGTCATCACGAATTTCAACGAACACAGGCAGGAACAGAGAATCTTCCCCTGCCTTATTCTTGATGCGACTATTATACTTCACTGCTACAATTCTGTCAACTAAATTTTCTTTCCAATAGTTCTTGCGATGGGCATCTGTGAATCCTGAACCAACAGAAACCTTTACAATACCATCAGCAGATTCGCAGAGAATTGCACCAAGCATTCCTTCAGCCTTACCTTTACCTTCTTCCACTGCAACAATCTTTAGATCGCATTCCAGTTCACCTTTGAATTTAATCTGGTGCTTTGCACGTTTGTCTTCCCATGGACCACTACCATCTTTGAGAATGATACCTTCCAACCCACGTTCAAGATAGTCCTCGAAAATTGTTTGTGCTTCTTCGAATGTGTTCACGATATCTGTTGCAACCAACCAGATCTTTTTATTCTTTGATGGTTGTTTCTCGACCAATGACTTCAATGTGGCGTATCGAGTAGAGTACGGAGTCCCACAATGACCATCTTGGAATAAGATGTATGGAATGACATCCCAAACAGTGGCGTGAACCATTGCTGCTTCTTTTACAGAGATGGTTCCTTTGTTTGCTTTGTTGAGGATACCATTGCCAGTCTGCCTATCCATAAACTGAATATCGTCAGGATGCATAACCATGAGTTCACCATCGAAAACACAATCGACATCGCCAGCAAGAGAAATAAATTCTTGCTCAAGGTTACCAAGTAAGAAGATTTCTTTTCCATTTCTACTCCTAAATTCACATTTACCATCTTTGACGATTGCGTTGAAGCGCATCCCGTCCATCTTTAGTTGGACGTAGGCTGGATACTTTACCTTGTCTACGAGTTTCTGGTCGAATTGACTGCACAGCATGCATGGATATTCGCTCACCAAACCAGTCCACACTGCGTTTGCGGTTGATGCTTGGACTCCACATTTAAGATCCTTCTGAATGATTCGTTCGATAACTTTGGCATCGTCTGCACTTAATACTTCCAACATTCCTTTAAGATGGGCGATTGCTGCATTACCTGTAACAAGTCTGTTAGATAAATCATATAAAGAATCCAACGCAAATTTTAATGTGACATTTGTCTTTTCTGTTTGCGGAGTGTATGCAGGAATCTTGCGTTGATAGAATTGAGTGAATGGATCCAATGCAAGGCGAATGACCTCACGCAAAACTTCGTTATTGCGATTAAGTTCAAGTTGTTCAATTTTGAAGTTGCGTGAGGGATTCGCAGCCAACTCATTCAGAAAAACATTGATATTCATTTACGTCTCAATTCCTTGAAGGTGCGATACCTTGGATCGAATCCAATTGGTTTGTTAAACTTCTTCACCAAACCAGTATCAACATTATAAAATGCGTACATCTTACGCTTGTCATCAGACAGGTAGTAGATGTGATTGCTCACATTTCCTACCCAGTCCTTCGTTGTCTCTTGGAATGCTTTCATTACCAACTCGATTGATAGTAGAAATCAACACCCTTAGCAAAGGCAGGGTCTGCTAGGATTTTCTCGAATCGATCTACTGTGTATTGCAGTTGACCCATATACCAGTCATCATAGTCAGTGCCACCGAAAAAGAAACCATTGCGAGTCGGTAACAACTCTTCAGCCTTCTTAGGTTTAGCGATAATCTGCTTACACAACTCAATGAGTTCTTGTAACTGTTCACGAGTCACATGTGCTTCTTGACATTCGTCACGACCATCTTGGCAATTACGAACAAACCAGTCATGGATGGCATTGGCTTTGCGCCAATAGGCTACACGAAAGATTACTTCTTGTGCACCATAGTCACCATCTTCGTCACCTTCAACACCAAACACTTCATTGATGCTATTAATCTTTTCAGAATCAGCTGCATCGAAATAACGACTCATGTATTTCTTAGCGGACAAGTACATATCGAGACCCATAATATAAACTCCTTAAAGTGATTTAGTAGGAAAGCCAGAAGCAAAGCCAGAAGTTCCAGCACAGAAGCCACGAGAATTTTTGACACGCATTTTCTGCTTTGGACTCTTGCGAGGTTTTACAATCTCGATTGAACCACCCTTACGCAAGAATGCTTTGATCTGCTTTTCGGTTTCTTTGGCAAGTTGTGCCTTGGACTTGTAAACTACTGACATTTGGTTCCTTTCACATTCAACATAGGTATATTATCGCCCAAGATTGAATTAAAGGCAACAAGTATTTTGCAATCCCCTACTGGGCGTGGGGTTATTAAAAAGTAAACCTAAAGGATTACTTCTGGTAAGTTGTTGATTTATAAGGGAATTTTTAGCCCCTAGAAAGGGCTAGAAGGGGCTAGGACGCTAGGGAAGGGTTTAGCCCCACTGAGGACGCTAGGACGGCTCTAAGGACGCTTAGAGGTCTTCTGTCGCTAGGAATTCGATGAAGTTTGCAGCCCCATCTTCGTTCGGAAATACTTGAATGATTATTCGGTCTTGTTCAAATACATGCTGAGCAACAACCATGATCTGTTTATGCTTGAACACTGAAACTTTGAGAAGCCAACTCCCTCTTCTCACTAAGAAGAATGAAATTAAATTGGGTGTTAATTTGGCTTTCATCATACAAATTATTTAGGGATCCGAAGACCCCTAAACTTGTATGACGATTAAATTGTTTCGTATTCGTCTTTACCTACGCCACACTCAGGGCAGAGAAAGTCAGCAGGAAGTTCATCCCACTTACCTTCAGTTTCCTCATCGTGTACGTGACCACAAACTACGCATACATGTTCCATCATAGATCTCCCAAAACTTTTTTATAGGCATTTGCATGGCGTTCTTCTACTTTCTTCAAAGCATTGAAACGCTTTTCTGCTTTTGCAAGGACTGCTTTGAATTGCTGAGCATGGACGTTTGATTCACGACC